GATCATTTATCTCAGCAAAAAGAAAGAAAAGGATGGAACAGAAGTGGTCGGCAATATTATCAAGGCTAAGACTGCTAAATCGCGTTTAAGTAAGGAGAATAAAAACGTTGAAGTCCGTTTGTATTATGATGAGCGCGGTCTTGATCGTTACTATGGTCTTCTAGAACTTGGTGAGATTGGTGGACTATGGAAGAACGTAGCGGGACGTTATGAGATTGATGGCAAAAAGATTTATGCTAAGCAGATTCTGAAAGAACCTGAAGTATATTTCACTGAAGAAATAATGCAACAACTTGATCAAATCGCACAAAAGGAATTTAGTTATGGAGAAAGTTGAGTTTCTAATTCTTAGAAACCTTTTGCACAATGAAAAATACATCAGAAAAGTTATCCCATTTTTAAAATCTGAATATTTTGAGGATTCTAATCAAAAAATAGTATTTCAAGAAATTTATAATTTTATTCAAGAATATAATCAACTTGCAACAAGAGAGGTTCTTTGTATTGAGGTTGAAAAACGTCAAGACATTAATGATACTTCTTTTAAGGAAATTGTTCATTTGATTTCTTCCCTTGAAGATGTTCCTGTTGAGTTTAATTGGTTAATTGATACTACTGAAAAGTGGTGTCGTGATCGTGCCATTTATCTTGCTCTTATGGAATCAATCCATATTGCTGACGGTAAAGAAGAAAAGAAAAATCGTGATGCTATTCCTTCTATTCTGTCAGATGCTCTCGCAGTATCTTTTGATACGCACGTTGGGCACGATTATCTGTTAGACTATGAAAAACGATATGAGTCCTATCATAGAAAAGAGGAGAAAATTGAATTTGACTTGGAATATTTTAACAAAATCACGAAAGGTGGTTTACCTAATAAGACTCTCAATATTGCTCTTGCTGGAACGGGTGTTGGGAAATCGCTGTTCATGTGCCATGTGGCTAGTTCCGTCTTGCTTCAGGGTAGGAACGTTCTCTATATCACTCTTGAGATGGCGGAGGAGAGAATTGCTGAAAGAATTGACGCAAATCTCTTGAATGTTCCTATTCAGGATATTGGAGATCTTCCAAAATCAATGTTTGAAAGTAAAGTTAATAGTCTTGCAAAGAAGACTCAGGGTTCTCTTATAATTAAGGAATACCCAACAGCGTCTGCTCATGCAGGACATTTCAAATCACTTCTTAATGAACTTGCACTTAAAAAGTCATTTAGACCTGATATTATTTTCATTGATTACCTTAATATTTGTTCTTCCTCTAGGTTCAAGGGAGGTAGCAACGTCAATTCTTATACGCTGGTTAAAGCAATTGCGGAGGAACTTCGCGGTTTGGCGGTGGAATTCAATGTTCCCATTGTCTCTGCTACCCAGACTACCCGCAGTGGTTATGGCAGCTCTGATGTTGAACTTACTGATACTAGTGAGTCCTTTGGTCTCCCTGCTACTGCTGATCTTATGTTTGCCCTTATTAGCACTGAAGAGTTGGAAGGATTGGGACAGATTCTTGTAAAGCAATTGAAGAATCGATATAATGATCCAACTATCTACAAGCGTTTTGTAGTTGGTATTGATAGGGCAAAAATGCGTCTTTATGATTGTGAGCAATCGGCTCAAAGTGATATTATTGATTCTGGTTGTGAGAGGGATTATCAAGAAGATTACGAAGATAAAAAATCCAAAAAATCATTTCAAGGATTTAAATTTGAATGAAAGATTTTGATATTATTATCGATGAAGATGCCATAAGTCCTTCTAATCAAGAAGAATTGTATAGTATAGTTAGTAATGAAAATTTTCCTTGGTATATAAATCAATCTTCTGCACTTCAAAAGTATCCTTTTTTGGGGCATACCTTAGTGTCTAGATATGATCCCAAATTTGGAGAAATGTTGATTAATTCAAATTATTTTTATCCATTCTATGCAGTTTTTCGACAATTTTGTAATAAGCACGATTTAGAGATAAATCAAATTTATAGATCTTCTATAAATTTAACAACAAATCATGATCTTTCTGTTATGGGAGATCCTCATGTTGACCATGAATATGATCATGTCAATTTAATAATGTATCTGAATAACATCCCACAGGGATCAAAATATAACGGATCTACAATCATATTCGACCAAAAGTATGATGAAAAAGAAACTGCCTATGAGATTTCTGAAAGATTTACGACAAAGCATGAAATAAAACCCCAGAGGGGAAAAATAATTTGTTTCAATGGTATGTATTATCATACAATAAAATGGCCACCTCCCGGAACTATGAGATTTTCTTGTATATTTACCTTTTCAATACATTGACAATTCATTCATATCCTCTTATACTAAGTTGGGTATTATAAAATGTTTTTAATTTTACTCGTGCATTAATTTTATTAAAGAATATAAATCTATTATGGTAGAAAATAAAGTTATTGATACGAACAAATACATTGAATTTGTTCGTCAAACTACAAGTCCTGCAAGTAGTGATTTTGCTCAACTACTTTCTCGTATGACTGAACTTGAAGCAACTCATGATGCCGATGTTCCTCGTCTTTTGACTGCTGCTCTCGGTATGAGTGCAGAAGCAGGAGAGTTTACTGAAGTTGTAAAAAAGATTTTCCTACAAGGTAAACCTTATAATGAGGAGAATGCTTTTCACCTAAAGCGTGAACTTGGTGATATTTGTTGGTATCTCGCTCAAGCATGTATGGCACTTGATACCAATTTTGAAGAAGTTCTCGAAATGAATTATGAGAAATTGAGTGCTCGTTATCCTGAAGGTGCATTTGATGTTTATTGTTCTGAAAATCGTGTGGAGGGGGACCTGTGACTGAAACCCAAATTAATAATCTTCGTCTTCTTATTCAAAATGAGATTGATTATGCTCTAATTTGTAAAGATGATGATATTGAATATATCCATTCACCTAAGGATTGTTTAGAACATAATTGGAAAGAGTTTATTGGGATGTTTGCAAAATGACTAAAGAAAACCAAGTAACAATTAAAATAGATGTTCGTGCTGCAGCAGCAGTTCGTCAAGTTCTGTTTGATGCTCAAAAAGGATATACTTATGATGAGGTGAGTATTCCTCCTCGTATCGTTGATATTCGTGGAGTCATTAAAGACCTTGATGACAAGATCAGTCAATTAGTTAAGTGACCCTTAAGGGTCTTTTTTTTTATAAATATCCTTAGAAGAATGTAACGATTTTCTAATGGATATCAAAAATCTTAAAGGTTTGATGGAAGCGTATACCGAGATTTATGCTCCCGAAGAAATTGACGAAGCAACTGCAATGGCAAAACGTGGTTACGATGAAGAACCTATCCGACATAAGATTGCTAAGTCGACTGGTGGCGGCGCAGCAGCAGATAGAGCAACCAAACTTGCAGACAAACCAACTTACGGAGATAGTGGAAAGCAAAAAGCAAGAGAAAATCTTGCTAGAAAGCAAAGAGGAGATTTCCGTAAGACTACTTCTTCAAGTCCTGGTCTCCATGGTTATGGACACAAATCTAATGATCCTGAAGTAAAGGCAAAGCAAGCAGCAAGAGGAGCACAAAGAGGCGCTCTAACTCCCGCCGAGAAAAAGCAACTTAATAGAGAAGAGTTTGATATCTTTGATATTGTCCTTGAGTTCCTCCAAGTAGAAGGATATGCAGAAACTCTGGAAGAAGCAGAGTGGTTGATGGCAAATGAACTAAATTCTGAAGATATTGAAGAAATCTTAGAGGCAGAAGGTTCATACGGACAGACTCCCAAAGCAAGAGCAGCAATGAGTCAACTTGCTATTTCTAGAATGCGTAAACCCGCAACTGAATATTCGCAAAAGGGTGAAAAGACCAGGAAAGTGAAAGCAGCAGAAAAGCAAACAAGAAGACAAGACGTTCTAAGCAGAGGTCTTTCTGGAGGTAAGAAATCTTCTAGACCACGTTATTCTGGTGGAAGAGGTAAGATGGATGCTGATGAGAGATCAGAAAGAAGAGCAGAACGTGCCTTTGACGGTGAAAATACATATGGAGCTGGTTCAGTAACTAAGAATCCTAAGAAACTCCGTAAGCAAAAAGCAATGGGTGAGATTGCTAAGGAAGCATTTGAATCATGGCTTGATGAGGCAATGACCAATTACGAGAAAAATCGTAAGAGAGCGGCACAAAGAGCAGCAGCAAGAAACGATGCAAGAGCACAGGGAAAGACTGGTGCTGTTCCTGGTGTAGGTTATGTAACTCCAAGAAAAGAGAGAGAAACCTGGACTGATGAAAGTGGTAAGACAAGACACGCTAAGGGTCTCTGATCAATAACCACAAAGGTTGCTGAACCCCTTGACTTTTTAGTTGAGGGGTTTTATAATCTTTTTATTCGGGGAATTAGCTCAGTTGGTAGAGCATCGCCTTTGCAAGGCGGGTGTCAGGAGTTCGAGTCTCCTATTCTCCATTCTAAATAACTAAAAAGTGTTATAAATGTCTAACGCTCAGACTATAATTGATAATGCTACGGGTGTTTTTGGTGATTTGAACCAGTTTTTCTCAAATATTTCAGTTAAAAATACTGATAAAGAGATTGATCAGTGGGACAATAAATCAAAAGACATGTTGATTGCAAAAAGTCAATCTGCGGTCATTGTTAGGCCAAGAATAAGATCAAAAAAAGAAAGAGATTGGCTAAGAGGAAAATTTAAATCTTATATTGAAAATAGACAATCTGACTTGGAGGAAAAAATTATCGAATTAATTCCTCCAAAAATTGCCTATAATTTCTCTTATACTGAAGAGGTAGTTTCTGGGACTGGAATTAAATCTTATATTATAAAAGCAACTGAAGAAGGTAAGGAAAGGGCATCCATAACAATACTTCTTCAGTCGAAGGGAATGTCTAATGGGTCTGGTGGAACTAGAGAAGATCCTCATGAACTAATGACCGCTGTTTTGATTAGAGAAAAAATTAATGTTGATTATAAAAAAATTAACTCTAATAAAAATGCATTGGAAGAGTATAAAAAAATAGTAGATAAACTTTATAAGTCGGCAAATAAAATTGTAGGTGCTGCTGGATTGAATGGTTTTTATACTGATTCTGATAATACGGAACCTGATCTAGTTAACCTTGCAAAAGCTGTGTCGGTCTCTAATTATGTCATAGATCAAATTGGAAATGCAGAAATCAAAGAAGTCTGGCAAACTGGAACTAAATGGGCTCAAGAAATTAAAAAATTTAATGTGGGACCAAAAACAATTCAAAATTATAATTCTTCAGATATTATAGTTAAATTTCAAACGAAGGGAAAAAATGAAGCAACTCATTATTGGGGACTGAGTTTGAAGAAAAGGGGAATTGGTGAACCAGAGCCAACATTATTGAATAAACCTGCCTATGGGGCAAAAGGATTTTTGACTAAAAGTATTCCTGGATCTGAGCATAAGAAAATTGAAGATGCTAAATTGAAATTTTTCAAAGGTGCTTTAAAAGTGAAAACTGGGAACACTTCTTATAAGGGGAAGGAAATTGAAAAAATGCCTGTAAAAGAAGTATTAAAATCTTGTAATACTGAGTTTACTAATACGACTGAAAAGAGTGAAATGCTTCGTGGTCAGGGAAAATATAAAACAAACCCAAACATTTATTTTAAAGAAATGGACAGGGTATTCATTGAGAACTTTGATAATAACAAAGAATTTTTTAAAGAATTTTTGGATACGATTTTTAAAATAAATCTTGATGCATATTTGGGAGATGTTGCATTTCACTTTAGTTTAATTACTGGTGAGGGTGACTATAAAAATGGTAAAATATTTGAACCTAAACCTCCTTTAGAAAAAGAAGGAAGACTGACCTCAGAAATTTTTAGAAAAATATTTTCAGATCCTGATTCATCTGAATATAGAATTTTAAAACAAACTGATAAGTTTCATGCTTTTGAACCTGCTGCAACTGCTGCTAAGTTATTTTATGAAATGGTAATTGGCAAACCTGGAAAACCTATAAGTGTAGTTATGTTAGAAGTTAGATACAAGGGGGCACTTACGGGAGAACCACAGTTTCAGGTGTTTATGTCTGTTAAACAAAATAGTTTTTCAAATCTCTATAAAAAGGAAGCGTCTCAAAAAACTTTTGGTCCAGATCGCTGGAAGTAATAAATATAAGTATATTAAAATAAACTATGAAAAGGTTTTCACAATTTTTATCTGAAGCGAGTAAGTCGCTTGCTGTTATGCAAGCGACTCGTCTTGGTTTGACTGGAGACGGGCATGGTGGATGGTATGATACAAATGGAGAATTTGTTGCAAAGACTGAAGGTGGCAAATTAAAGTTTTATAATAAAAATCAAAAAATAGGTCAAAAAGACGGACCACAGACAAGAACGCAAGCAAATCAACAAGTTGCTGCAACACAAGTTCAACAACCTCCAGAATCCCAAACAGAAGAACCTCCAAAAGAAGATAGGGGAGTTTTGACTTTAGCTTTTGGTCGTTTTAATCCTCCAACTATTGGGCACGAAAAACTTTTAAATGCTGTTGAAAAGGTTGCTGGTAAGGGTGAGTATAAAATTTATCCGTCTAGATCTAATGACCCAAAGAAAAATCCATTAGATCCAGATACGAAAATATCCGTGATGCGTAAAATGTATCCTAAGCATGGCGAAAGGATAGTCAATGACGCTAGCTCAAAAACAATATTTGATGTTTTGAAACAGGCACATGCTGATGGTTATTCTTCAGTAAATATTGTCGTTGGATCTGATCGCCAAGCAGAGTTTGATAAACTTGCAAATCAATATAATGGTAAGTTGTATGATTTTGGAGAAATAAACGTTATATCTGCTGGATCTAGAGATCCGGATGCTGAAGGTGTGGAAGGAATGTCCGCTTCAAAACTTCGTAAATCTGCAGCAGAAGGTGATTATGAAACATTTAGATCCGGGGTTCCGAAAACTTTTGACGATAGTGACGCAAAGCAACTTTACAACACTCTTAGAAAATCTATGAAAATTTCTGAGGGATGGGGACTTTGGCAAATTGCTCCAAAATTTGATTGGGCAACGTTGAGAGAAAATTATGTATCTAAAAATATTTTTAATGTTGGTCAACTAGTAGAAAATTTAAATACTGGATTAGTAGGCAAAATTATTAGAAGAGGAACAAATTATTTAATATGCGTTACTGAAGATAATGTTATGTTTAAATCTTGGATTAAAGATGTGATGGAATATTCTGAAAAAAATGTTGATAGAATGTATAGAGAACCTGGTAAACCAAATACACTCATTGGAACCAAAGGATATCTGAAATATGCTTCAAAACAAGCGAAAGGATCTTCATTAGGAAAGCAAAATTTGCAATCTGGTAGTAGAGCATTTTTTGATTTCATAAATACTAATAAAGTTAAAAAATAAATTTGTTAAAATGTCTTTAAATCCTCTTACCGACATCTCTCATGTTTATACGACTGAGGTGTTAAAGCCACAACTCGGAAAAAAAGAGATCTCCGCGCATAAAGTAGAAAAAGGAAAAGATGACGAAGAATCTTCTGCCAAAAGAGTAAGGCAGGCTGTTTATGATATTAGATATAGGGCCCGAAGAGAAGGTATAAAGCTTGATCAAGCATATACTCAGTATATTGGAAATACTAGTATGCCTGGTCCAGAAAAAAATGCAGTGAAAGAAAAACTTGGAATGTCTTCTTCAGGAGCTGCGCCTGTTAAGGAAGAGACTGATAATCAAAAATATAAAGTTAGAGTTACTGATAAGAGTAGTGGAAAAACTTACGTTAGATATGCTACAAGAGAAAAAATAAATCAATTAAGATCTAATTCAAATATTTCTTCTGTTGAAATGACTCAATATGGGAAACCATATGAAGGAGAATCTGAAAGGGGCGAATATACTTCAAAGACAAAATCTGGAAAGGGTCTTGATCCTGTTGGTAAAGAAGATTCTGATATTGATAATGATGGTGATCGGGATAAAACTGATAAGTATCTATTGAATCGCAGAAAAGTTCGCGGTTCAGCAATACAGAAAAGATCTTCAATGAAAGAAGGTTATTCTGATTGGAGAATGGATTTAAGAGAAGTGATGGAAAAATCCAAAAAATTAAAATCAAGTGAAGACAAAACGATACGGGAAAAAGAAGTTAAGAATGAAATTATAGTAAATCCATCTTTAAATACTGAACAACTAGAACGATTAAATTCTTTCGTTGAAAGAAACGGTGGAAATTTAATTGAATTCGCCGAAATTGAGAAATTAGATGAAAAAACTTTGACTTCAGCAGAAACTGCCAAAAAGGAAAACATTGTTAAATCCATGAAAAAAAATCTATCTGGATTTAAATCTAGTTATGGAAAGAGGGCAAAGGAAGTTATGTATGCAACAGCAACTGCTAGAGCAAAGGAAGTTGCAGAATCTATCGGAGATCAAGTATCCCTTAGTCCCCAAGAACTTCAAAAGCAGAGACAAAAAACTCAACTTGATATGCAAATATCTCAGTTAAGGAAGCAGTCGTTATCGAAGAAAAAAGCGATTGGAGTTGATCAAAAACCTACAAGTTCGCAAGTAACAGAAGCAACAGCTGCTGCTAAGAGGGGAATTGTTTTATCACAAAAGAAACAAGAAAGGTCTGCAGACGCAGAAAAGTCTTTCTCTGCAGCACAGAAAGGGAAGCAAATGAGATTGAAAGCTGGGATTACTAACCTTAAGCATAAATCAGAAAAGGAGCATCAAAGTAATTTTCCTGGGTCAAGACAGGCACCAAAGCAAAGGGGTGCAAAAGAAACTCCTTCAGAAACGCAAAGTAGAAGAACAAACCAGCAAGTTTCTAGAGTTGTTAAGCATGGATTGACTAAAAAAGAGAAGCAAGAAACTCAATCAAGAGAACGTTATTATTCTGCAAGAGATTAATTACTAAATAGCCCAGGATACTCTTCTTATGGAGGTCATCATGGGCGCAGTAGTAGCAGTGGTAAAACCACTTCTGATTCAAATTGCAACACACCCAGCAGTTAAAAATCTTGTTCTCGACTTACTTAAAAAGTATGTTGATAGTACGGATAACAGCGTTGATAATGTAGTTTATGAACTGGTAAAAGATAAACTCTTTACACCACAAGCATGATTACTTGCTTTGTAACTAACTGGGGAGTAACCATTGTTCTCGGTCTCTTGTTAACTACCTCCGAGTGGTTAGCAAAAACAAAAAGATTTGAAGAAAATGGATTGCTCGACTTAATAACTCACTTTTTAAAAGTAGTTTTACGCAAGGGAGACCAAA